TTGTAAACAGTCTTCTGGATATTCTCCTGATAACTATTTCCATCACTAAAGCTGGTGGAACAGAATGAGATTGGGGAATCACCATCGATCACGGCCCAATCCGTGATAACAAACCCGCGGCTTAAGTAGAGAGACTCTAACTTGTCTTTGGGGATGGTGTTGGTGTCGACTACGTCGTCTCCTGCCGATTTGAGAAAATACACAGTCTTGGCACCCGGAATGTGGGCGCGGAGAGCGTCGTTACCTACATCAAAGGACAACTTCGCTCTAGAGTGAGAATTCTGAGAAAAAGTAGCATAAAGACCGGATGAGGTCTGACCGGCCGGCGGTACTAGAAGAGAACCAGACGCAAATTGCACGACTCTGTATATCTCAACATAAGTGAGCGCAATAAGCGAATAAAAATGGTCTTCTTTCCCAGCCCGGACGCCGCCTTCAAAAGTCCACAAACCCATAATACGGGCTAAATGAAAACAGTACTCCCATTTCTGGTGGACTGTAGTGGAGTACTCCCAACCTTGAACATCTGATTGTGCAACTGGAAAATTCTTTCTAAACAGTTCGTACATCTCTTGTTGTTTGCTGGGGGTAATAATATCCAACTCTGTGGCGATTGGAAGATCGTCGTGACGCTGCTCTTCAAGGAGTGAATCTCCAATGATCAGTCGGGCAAGCGTGTTGTGGAGGGCAGAGACCTGACAAATAAGGCGAGGTCGTTTTCCTTGCTGTCTAGCTTCGGTTTTTATGCCTACTAAGACAGGGTCGGCTAATCTGCGTTCGACGAGATCGACGGCGGCTGCCACGGCAGTCGCCTCTTCCAAGTACATGCTAGTATCACGCGCTTCCCACAACTCTTTACCGAACGTGAGATATTCTCGCGCCCGGGAGCAGATAATGGAATCGAACTCAGAAACGTATCGAGCGATCTCTAAATTCGTGGCAATATGATACTTCAGGGGTGAACCCGGGGTTTTACTAGGATCGAGTTTGGAGCGCAAAGCATCCAATACGCGAGATCCATCTTCTGGATCATTAACGTCGTAAAAGACTTCGGGTTT